CAAGAGATCGGTGCTTTTCACGATAGTAATATCACTCTCATAAGAGAGTTTGCGAACCATGCCGACTTATACGACTTATATACAAATTTATTCAGAACCAAAGAAGGAATATTAAAGATATGATTATGGAACAACAAGACGTTTACTTTATTGAAGGGTCACCACAGAAGGGCTACAAGCCAGAATATGCAAACAAGATCGGTGTTATCTTACCACCTAATGCATCCAGAGGTGAAAACGAACCATCATTTTTATTAAATATGTTGCCACAAAGACAAGGCAAGATGGTTGTATTACCAAAGGGGCAAAAGCCTGGACAAGGTATGGGGCAACCACAACAAGGTGGCTATCAGCAGCAAGGTCAGCAACAAAATAATTATCAAGGTCAAAGTAACCATATAAGCAATGCTATGCCACAAATGGGTGATCCTGCTGATCCAGGTAATAGTGGTCAAGGTTACAGATAAGCCAATCTTCATTATACCCAGAGCCGACAAAGTTGTTTTAGTCGTTAAGGGTAAACAATATGAAGTGAAAATGAATAAAGAGCAGATGCTTCAAAAGGGTCTGCAATTCATTAAAGCCGCTATGGAAAAAAAGCAATGACTTTAGGTCAACAGATAAAAAATCAAAGGCTGAAAATGGGATTAAGCAGAGATGCTTTAGCTGTCAATGCTAACGTATCTGAAAAGACTATTTTAAGGCTAGAAAACAATAAAGCAGAACCGCACTTTACCTTGTTAAAACGTATTGTGACAGTTTTGCAGGGAGAGATAGAGGTAAAATTTAATGCAAAACATAATAAAGATAATGGATAGGGAAGATAAAGATACTAGCTATAAAAGCAAAGGCATGACCAGAATGGGAGTGTATGTTTTAAAATATGTAAGACATTATGTGGAACAACATGAAATACCACCAACACATAAAGAAATATTTAATAATCTTAAAACACATGGGTTTGGTGATAGTCCAACAGCATTGAGTCATGCAGTGAATAAATTGATTGCGAGCGGCAAAATAGAAAAGAGAGGTGCAACTCGCAACCTTTGGCCTGTAGAAAGTAAGGAGTAATTTTATGGATCAAATATTATTAAATGAAGAAGAAGTAAGTAAATACATTGCAGTACCGATGAAAACATTAAGATATTGGAGACATTTTGGTAAAGACTTTGCTCCAAAATTTATTAAGCTAGGTGCAAGGGTTTATTATCCAAAACAAGAAATAGATGATTGGATAAAAAATCAGCCGCGTTATCAAAGCACGACTGAGTTAAAAGATGGTGGATAAGAAAATAATTTAGCCGTTTAATCGCCTCTCTACTTCATTATTTAACTCTTGGTTATCTTCATCAATGTCATGTGAATAGATGCCAAGTGTGGTTTGCAGGTTGCTATGCCCTAACCTTTTCTGTACCCATGTTGGATTTCTACCAAGTTTAGCAGCTTCAGCCAATAACAAAGAGCCATAATAGTGTCTAAGGCCATGCATTGCACCTTTCCACTCAACATTTTGTCCTTTGGATTTAAGATGCTTTAAAGCTTTATGCAACCCACTTTTGGCTAAATTCTGCTGCTTAATAGGTCTGCCATCGTATTTTCGATCTGCTTGAAACATCCATTCTAGGTTTGTATTCGACATAATAAACTTTCTAATTCTATTAGCCAGTTCTGATCCTAATGGTACTTTTCTATTAGACGATGGAGTTTTAGTTCCACACTCATAGCCAGTTTCTATAGCAATAACATTTCTTGATTTGTCTACAGTTCTTTGTACATGAACAGTGTTTTTAGTCCAATCAAAGTCAGATGGCTTCAAACCATTTGCTTCAGATGCTCTTAGACCATTGGCACAAAGGTAAACATAGATTGCATATTTTTCTATGCATACCTGGTCAACAGTTCTTAAGACTAGCTGTGCATCAAGTCTTTTAGGAACAAATGCTTCTTTCTTTGTAAGCTTCACAACAATCTCTCTGAGGTCAACAAGTGGGTACAATTCTCTGTCCTGTTTGTGTAACCACAGCATTGCACTTTTGAAATAGCTAAATAACTCATGCTTATGCTTTGCACTGTGCCTATTATACTTCTGCTCCAATGAATTAAGTATTTCATTTAGAAAGTTTTTATCTATCTGCTGTATTTTGTAATCACCTAAAGGCTTGGATAAAACAAGAAGTGCTGCTAAAGCTTTGTCATAAGATTTATAGTTCTCATAACTTTGCGGCCTAATTCTTTTCTGTCCATCAACCTTGCCTAAAGTTCTTTTCTCCATGTGCAGAATAAAACCTGATAGCACCTCACCAATGGTCATGCCATCTCTGTTTTGTTTAGTAGGCATAGTCCAAAAACCTTGTAGCTTTTCTTTTACTATCTCAGGTGTTTTGCCATAAACTTGTCTGCCATATCGAGAACCATCAGATATTCTTGCTACATAAAGTTCTAATGATTTTTGATATTTTATTTTAATATCCATGTCATTCTCCGCTGTTTACTTTGCTTGAATTATTTAAACCACTTCTATCAACAATTATATTTGCATATTGAATTGCACAAGATGTTGAACAAAAATTCCCATAATTGTGATAGTAAGTTTCTCCATCCCAAAGTGTCTGTGAACGTATCCTACGAGTGCCATCATCATTTTTGACATGAACTATTTGTCCTGTTTCAGCACTAATAAAATTACTATAATTAGTTTTAAGAACTATCATATTGCCTTTGTATGGTTCTCCATAATGAGCATAAGTATTTTTCTTTGCTTTCTTATCACATAGAGGACACAATACTGCTTTTTTAAATAATGTTTTCATTTAATTTCTCCCTACAAATATAAGCTGTGATCTGTTCTAATAACAGATAGATTAATTTTATCCTGATAGTCTTTCTTAACTACTTCATAGGCTTGTCTAAGCTTCTCAGCTTTGTCCTTCTCAGTTTTAGAAATGATTTGCTCTATTACAGTATCTATTTCTTTTATTGCTTGTATCGGTGTCATTCGTCATTCTCCAATTTATTGTTATTTGCGTTTATTGTTATATATATGCATATTCGCATACAGTATGTCAAGGGGGGGTGTAAGTTTTTTACTAACCACATGGTAACCACATTTTAATAGTAAATGGGTAGTATTAGATGAATATTGGAATAGTATTGGAATAGTAAAATAGTTTACTAAATGATATGCAAACCTTTGCTGTGCCTTAAAAACTGGCTGAAAACATAGGGTTTGAAAATTAGGTGATTTGGTCGGGGTGACCAGATTTGAACTTGTAACCTTACTCTGTTTTATATAATAAAAACAATTATTTAGCATATTTAAGTAACCAACTACTAACCAAATTCTCTTACTAAAGGTATACTAATATGTGGTTACTAAGTAAACTGCTATTTCTTTTTCTTTTTTTTCTTGTCCACTTTTTTAAGCTTCTTAAAATCTGCACCAGTGATTTTAGTTCTGGGTGCTGCTACTCTCGCAAGCTTTTTCTGTTTAGGTGAGTACTTACTAAAAGGCATTATTTACGAACTTTCTTCTTAGGCTTCTTAGCAGTCTTTGCTGCCTGTTTAAAAGCTGCTGCGGTGGGTCTGCCTTTTGTTCCTGCTTTACGCATTTTCTCGCCAGAACCTGCGGCAATCCTTTTTTTCTTTGCATGAATGTTTGCATATAGTCCAGGTCTTTTAGCCATTATTTACCTACTTTCTTCATTGATGCTCTATGAGCCTGTGTGAATGTTTTTCCTGCCCTCATCAGCTTACGCATCTCAGTCATGTGCTTTGCCGTATGATGTACAGAATGTCTTTTAAGAGCAGTCTGTTGTCTCTTAGTAAGTGCTGCCATTATTTCTTAACTTTCTTGCCAGACTTTTTCTTGGTCATGGTTTTTTTTGGTGCTTTCTTTTTATTGCCATAGCCGTAACTCATTCCCTTCATGCTTTCTTCTCCTTATTTCTAGCTGTGATTTTTTTTGCCTTTGCTTTTGCATCAGCAGATGAACTAGCCCCCCATTTGCGGAGTGCCAGTAACTTTCTGGTTGGTTTGCCATCTTTATAATCTGCCCCACGAGAAGCCCCCATTCTCGCTAAAAAACTTGCCCTGCGTGGCGATGAGCCTGTCTTTAACGGCCTTTTTAGGTTAGACCCTTGCGATCTTGCAAAACGCCTTCCTGCCTCGTTTAAACCACCTGAGGGCGATTTGTGCTTTGAAGTAAGATTTAAACGCTTTTTCATTTCTTAGAATCTGTTTTGTTAAACTTATCAAAACTTCTCAAACCACCAATACCTAACATACCTAATAATAATGGCATCATTACTGTCATGTCAGCTTGTGGTATTGTAATTCCAAAACCTGCACAGATAGGACTAATCATATAGTTGATTGCTAATGACAAACCACAAATCCAACCAATTAACGGCCTCCAGGATGACTGAAACCAGTTGCCTTTAGCTTCTTCTCTGTTGATAGCAAGTTGTGCTAATAAAGCTTCCTGAGCATGTCTGTCAGCCATTGTTGCTAATTCATGTGCCAGTTTAGCCTTTTGATCTTTGTCCTCTACAAACTTATCTAATAAGCCTGTAACAGGGCCAACTAGTGTACCTATAATACTCATAATTTATCCTTTGTTTGGCGAGGAAGGCTGACACCCCTGCGAACCCTCCTCATAATTCTATGTCTTTTTTTTTCTAATTCTGTCACTTATCTTTTTTAGGAATACAATAGGTTGTAACGTAAACTTTGCTGAAGGCTGTTTGTTGGTGTGTGTTCTGGCCTCTGATTTTTTCTGCATATTCGAGGCAAGTATTAAGATCATTGAAATAGACATCTTCTTTTACGTCAGTGCCATGTAGAATAACAACTAACACCCATAACACTTACTTCCTAGCCATCCAAGCTGATGTACCCATGTATGTGCCTACAATACCTGCCCCACTAATATATAGAAGGTTGCTTATATCAGATAATGCATTAATCTTTTCTGTTGGCATAAAGAACATTGCAGCAGTAAATACACCCATACCTATCAATGTATATCTAGCCATTCTAAGCTGTGCGATTTGTTTTCTAAGTTTAGACTCTGTTTCTTTTATTTCTTTAACATGAGATAGTTCTTCATCAGTTACAATGCCGTCACCATCTTCATCGTAATCATTAAACACAGATTTTTTCTGTAACTTTTTCTGGGTCACGCTATTGCTTCCATTCTTAACGCAAGTCTTTCTGCTCTGTTAGTTACTTGTCTGTACCAACGGCTGTCACGCATCTCTTCAGCAGCTTTTTTATAGTTTTTGCTAATAATATTATTGATGGTTTTTCTGAACTTGCTAAATCTTGGTAGTCCTAAATTAAACATCATGTTTGCCATAACTTGTTTGACTTCTTCATCCATGTCATCCCAATCATCAAAGACCTTTTTGCAATCTTTAATGACAGACTTGATATCTTCATCAAATAGTTCTGTGCATCGATCTTCAGATATTTCAGTACCGATTGTTTCTTCAAACTCTGGCTCATCTTCTCTGCATAAATGTCCTATACCACAGGTTTTTAAACCTAAGTGATCAAGGTACAATTCATACTTAACACCCTCATCTATGACGAGTTGTTGTCTTAGTTTATCTATGTCCATTTTTACTGCCCTTGTGGTAATAGATTCTCTAAGTTCATAGCTTGACCAAAACCACTTTGACTTGTAGCTGTGCCTGTTCTGGCAGATATTTGACTTGGGTTAATAAGTAAATTTAATAATCTAGGTGCTACTTGTGGTGCATAAGTTCTTAAAACTTTTCGCAACCCTTTGTTAGTTAAGTCTTTAGATATAGCATTGAGTTTGTCAGGGTTTTGTTCAACAAGTATTTTAGCAATTTCAGCAGCAACTGTTGACTCCTGTTCATCAGCTATTGTTTTAAAGTCTTTGCTTATAGATTGCTGTATCAGTTGTGTAAAACCTTGTATTGGGTCTCTTTTAGAAGCATCTTTGACTGTACCAACGATTGCTTGTCGCATAGCAGTTTGTGATCCACTTAAAACACCTTTTGATGTTTCACGCATTATAACTTCATCATTTAGTCTGCTAATAAATTGTTCTGCTTGTACAGCACCATCTTCTGTTTGTGGAAAAGTCATCTTTAAAAGTCTAACTCTTGCAGGTGATCTTAATAATCTTTGCACTGCTGTTCTTTCTGCACCTCTTTCAACTTCATCTAAAATGCCTTGCATTGCACCAAGTCTAAAACCCTCTAACTCTGAGAGTGACATATTAAGTATTTCATCACCTAAAATGTTGCTATCCTGTTTTAAAAATTGATTGCCTAAAGTCATGGCATCCATAACAGCCGATTTACCAGACCAATAGTTCCTAGCCATTTTATATGCTGCGTTTTGTTCATCTAAGATGTCTAAAAAGGCTATGCGTGTACCTCTAGCAGCATTAACTAAATCTTTTCCTGCACCAGAGACAGGTGATTTGCCTGTAAATATCTCATCATCTAAACCACGCTTAACATAATGCAATAACTGTGTAGGTAATGATTTAACTCTTGTGTTTTTGCCAGAAACTAATCGCCCTTTTGCATCAACCTTTATAGTAGGCAAATTAACACCTTCTTCTTTAGCTATTCTAAAGGCTCTGGATAATGCACTAGACATTGAAGGTCTTTTAAATAGTTCTTGTAGTTCAGGTGTTATGTTAATGTTTTTTCTATAGGCTCTGTTATAGAGTTTATTGCCAGTTACAAGTCTTGAATTTTGCAATGCTTTAAATTCTGAAAAGAAAGCGGCTCTACTGCCAAAAGCGTTTTGTAAATCAGAAGTTAATCTCGTTAATATGCCTTTGTCTCTTTGCTTTAAAAAGGCCTGTGCAGTTGCTTTACCCTCTCCTGGCAATACGTTTGCCGCATCTAATAATGCCTGTGAGTTTGGCCCTAAGTCTGCTAATGTGTAAGGTTTTCCAGTAGAGTTTTTATTAAGAACATAAAGTACAGCTTCCTCTACTGATTGTGCATCATTTTCTAATGCTTCTTTAATTAATTTTCTAGCTTGATTTTGTCCTAAAACTTTTGGAGTTGATACTAAGTTTTTAATATTGCCTGCTAATGCTTCAATAGGCTTTAATGCTAAAGCTGTTGCAGGTGCGGCAATACCTCCTGCTATTCCACCTACGGCAGCATCTTGTGCTCTGTCTAGTGAAAGTAAGTTTGGATTGTCTGAAGCACCAAAACCATAAGCTGCTCCATAAGCCATGCCAGGTAGTATTTGACCAGGTACAGATGTACTTACGTTTCTGCCTCTTAATAATAATGTTGGTGCTATCGCTCCTGCCATTTGTGTAGCAGTTGAACCTATAGGAGAGTCTTTTCTGCTTTGCTCTAAACCTGCCTGTTCTATTGCAAAGGCATCTTCATAGGATAAACCATCTGTCAGTGCTGATCTAAGAGTTGCAGCTATCTCATCAAATTGGTTAGATGTTGCACCTTGCAATATATTATTAATAAAAGGACTTTTAATAAATGAACCACTTTTTAAAGCATTTAAAGTAGTCTCACCATCTTTTGTAAGTTTACCATCAGACTTTGCCTTTTCTAAAAGACTTTCATATTCTTGTAGTTCTTTAATTTTGCTCATGGTGTTACCAATCCATTTTTAATTAAGTTATCTAGTGGTGAAGCAGAACTTGAAACCGCATCTGCATCTTGTCCTGTAATTGTTTTAAATTCTGCTCTAAGTGCAGCACCTGCCTCTATCATCAGAGGATCAGTTCTAAACCAGTTACCAGTAAAATCTAAAGCATTAAAAACAATGTCAGCATCGCTAATATCAGGTTTTGCTCTTTCACCTTTAATAAATTCTATTAAGTCCTGATTGTATTTAACATCTCTTGCATTTTGAAGTTGCAGTGCTTTTAGTAAAAATTTGTTCCCTGCAACTGAATTGCTTAATGAAGCAAAAGAGTCGACTACAAATTCCAAATCTTTATCTGTTGGCTTAGAACCTAACTGCTTAACTTTTGGTAAAATAACCTGATTAGCAAAACCTCTAAATGCCTCAGTGCCTGCTACATCAACTAATTTAAAACTTGGATTAAACTCTTGACCTGCTAAGTTTAATTTATTTAAAAAACCTTTACCAAAACCTGTTTTTATATCTTCTTCATCAAGCAATCTCAACATTTCTTCTATATTTGCCATAGAACTGGATGCAGCTATACCTTTTTCGGTTGAATCTTTTGCTAGTGCAAGCGTTGCTGTAAAACCTTCTTTGCCACCAATGTTTATTGTTTGACCATCGCCACCTGATTTAATAACTTTATCAGTAAGATTTGATTGTTGGTAGGTTTGTCCTTTTGAAGTGTCATATCCTAGTGCTTCTGCCTGTTCTGAAGTTAGTGTTGTAAATTTTTCTTGTGCTTTAGGTATTGCAGCAAGATTAACACTTGATATACTTTCATCTCCAAATGGCCCTGTAGAAACAACCTTTGCACCTGCCATGCCTGGTACATTAGTTATAGGTTGTATTTCTTGTGTAGGTGCTAATGCACTTCCTAAAATTGCATTTGCAAGTTGTGCGTTGCTTGATTCAGTGGCTGTTGTTGGCAATAAAGCTGATATAGTGCTTTTTAGTTCTGGATTTGTAATATTACCTAAAATACTAGCACGATTTGTCTGCAAGTTTTCTTGGCGAGTTGTTTCCTGCCCCTCTAGCTTATCTAAAGCCTTCTTCTGCAACATTGCACCTACCAAACTTTGAGAAAGCCGTCCTATACCCTCGAGAGGTGTTCTT